CTCGCGAGTTACCCGCTGCCAGGGAGCGTTTACAGTACCTTTGTACTAGGGGGTGCCCTGTCACCTTGCCGTCCGCAGCGCCTCGGCCAGATAGCGATTGATCAGCGGCGTCCAGCTGGCGTTGAGGCTGTCGCGGGCGATGCGCTCGATAGGCCAACGCCTGGGGATGCTCGGCAGCTTGTTGAACGACAGGACGGACTTAACGCCCTTGTTCTTCATCCTTTGGAAGACCCCAGGCCTGAGCTTGCCCCGCTTGTCCCTGAGCGTGAACAGATCGCCGCCACCCTTGAGCGCCTTGACCGCAGCAGCCTTGCTCATGTTGCCCGAGGCGTTCAGCCTGGCATCAGCGCCAGGTCTCCAGGCCGGTGAGATGCCGCCCAGCCTGCGCTCTGATGGCCGCTGCGGTCTGACACCACCACGGATAGACGGCAGCAGGTAGCGCTCTTGGATGGACTTGGGCCGCACCTCTGCGACCAGGTTCGCCTTGTTGCTGCGGCTGGAGACGCGGTAGGCGTTCTGCGTGAAGCGTGTCGGCCTGTCGAAGTATCGATTGGTGGACTTGTTCAGATCGTCAGCCACTTGCTTGGCTGCATCGTTCAATGCACGGCTAGCGGCGTATGGCATCTGCCCTTGGATCTGCGCCAGCCATGCCTGAGCCTTGTTGATGCCGCTGGCATCAATGCTGATCTGAATCCCCGCCATACCCCTTAGCCTTGCGAACCGCAATGACATCAGCGTAAGGATGTAGCTGTTGCCACAGCCACCCAGCTGACCACTGGGTCGGTGCGCTTACCAGGTGGTCGCGAGTGCGGCAGGCGTCGAGCCTGACAGTGACCAGGTAGCGGTGGACGACGGGGGCGGTCATGTGAGATAGCGGGCCCACTGCTCCAGGGTCAGCACGACCCGCCAGGTGCCGCCCCGGAAGCGCACTAGCGTGGCTGCGTGATCGGCTTGGGCGTTGATGCGCTGCTGCTCAGCCTCGGGAGGCTTGACCCTGGCCGCTGCGGCTGTGTCGGCCCAGCTGGCCACCTGCACCACATGACCAGGCACGCCGTCCAGGTCGCCGGTGTCATCAATGCGGCCAGCGCCCAGCTTGCGCCTTACGGGAAGGCCCAGCAGGTCGGTGAGCAGCGCAGCCGCCTCGAGCTCGGCGCGGTTGCCCTTGGCTTTCTGGGGGTTGGTCATGGGGTCAGGCTGCCAAGGCTGAGTCAAACAGCGACGTCGACTGCCCCTCGGCCTGCTCCAGGAATCGGGCGGCCTGGCGTGCGTACTCGGGCTTCAGTTCGACGCCGATGTAGCGGCGGCCCATCTTCACGGCCTGGTAGCCGGTGCTGCCAATGCCGTTAAACGGGTCTAGCACCAGATCGCCAGGGTTGCTGTAGAGGGTCAGGCATCGCTCAATCAAGTCGAGTGGCATAGGGCAAATGTGCTTCTCATCTTTGTCGCCCTTAAATCGAGCGTTCAGCACCTTGGTCTGCATCGTGTCCATCCACACGGGCGATGCCCATTGCTGCCACTGATCCAGCGTGAACTCATCGCGCGTGTGCTTGACGGGCTCGCCGACATTCTTCCCTTTTGACTCTTTGCGCATGACGAGAATGTACTCAGGCATCCCCATAGCGCTAACGCGGCTGTTCTCCCTGATATTCTTGTAAAGCAGCCGCTCGTGCTTGGTCTTCTGCATCTCGCGCACCGGATCGCGCCAGATTGTCACCCGGGCACGCAAGCAGAATCCGGCGCCGCGATAGTTGCGGCTGGCCTCGTCGCTGAACGGAAACAGACCACCTTCCCCCGTCTCGCTGCTGTTCTGATAGAAAACCGTATCCTTGACATGATCGCAGATCACGGCACCAGGTTTCAACACGCGGAACAGCTCTCTGGCCATGTAGGAGTGATGCTCCAGGAACTCTTCGTGCGAGGCACTGTTGCCCATGTCTCGCTCGGAGTCGCTGTAGATGTAGAGCGAACTGAACGGAGAACTGAACACAGCAGCATCAACGCACTCGTCAGGCATTCCGGCCAATAGCTCAACGCAGTCGGCGTTGTAGATGGCCCAGCTTGAGCCTTCGTAGTCGGGTTTCATGGTTTGACGAATGATGGGAGTGTGACCTTTGGAGCTCGTGTGTATGCGCGCCTGAGAATCGCTTCTTGCTGTGATGACAGCATCGACTGAGCCATGGCGCGCTTCATGCGCTGATGGTCTTGGGCCTTGCGTTGGACGTTGCTCCAGATCGCGGTTTCCGTGTCGCTGATCACGACGTGGCAGGTGACTGGCTGGGTTTGCCCATAGCGCCAGGCGCGGCGTACTGCCTGGTAGTGCTGCTCATAGCTGTGGCTGACACTGGCGAACACGACCGTATTGGCGTGCTGCCAGTTGAGCCCCAGGCCTGCCAGCTTGGGCTTGGAAACAATCACGCGGCGCCGGCCAAAAGTGAAGTCGTCTAATGCGGCGATCTTCTCTTCTGGGCCCATGGATCCATGTACTTCGATCGCGTCCGGGATGGACTGGGCCAGCGCTGATGACTCGCTATTGGTTTCGCACCAGACGATCACAGCGCCGTCGGCGGCGTTGGCGATCTCGGCGGCCTTGGCCACCCGGTCGTCCATGGTGAGCCGCTTTTCCCTGTGGATCGTGGTGGCGCTGCCGTCGGGGATCCTGAACAGCATCCCGTCGGGCACGTCCATCGTGATGTCAGCCGACACCGTGTGCAGCTCGTAGGTGAGCGGCGGAAGCACAAATCCCGAATCGTCGCCGCCCAGATCGGATGGCAACGTGGCGGCCCTGGCCCAGCTGGCCACCCATCGCCAGAAGTCGGCGCGAGCGTGGCCCTTAAGGCGATAGCCGCCCATGGTGGTTTGATCGCTGATGAACCAACGGGAAAGCATCTCTGGGCCGGGCATAACACCAAGGAACTCCGCGTGCTGGCCCAGCTCCATGTGGTCGTTCGGCGCCGGCGTGGCAGTGGCTGCCAGCTGGTACGGGGTTGACGCGAAGGCATCGCAAAGCAGGCGCTTTGTGGGCCCGGTGAATGCCTTAAGGATGGAGCTCTCATCCAGCACGACGCCGCCGTAGGCGCTGGGATCCAGCTTCGGGAGGCGTTCGTAGTTGGCAATGTTGACGCCTGGCCCGGCTTCTGATTGCTCGCGGATCACGCGGGCATCGACGCCGATGGCGGCGCATTCGCGCTGCATCTGCCTGGCCACCGCCAGCGGGGTCAGGATCAGCGAAGGCTGGCCGGACTGCTGGGTGAACTCAGCGGCGGCAGCGGCCTCGACTCGGGACTTGCCCAATCCAGTGTCCAGGAAGGCGGCGGCCCTGCCCTTCTCGCAGACGAACTGCAGGGTGGCCAGCTGATGCGGGAACAGGCTTGGCCACTGGTTGGCAGGGGTGAACCCGTGCGAGGCCGCAGCGGTTCCCTTGGAGGCGATGAACGCCCGGTAATCGGCGAGGGTCTTGGTCAACGCTGAAACGCCCCACAACCACGCGCGTAGTGCAGGCTCTCGGCAGCCTCAGGGATGCCGATGGAGCAGCGGCCATAAGTGCGGCTGCCGGACCCGTTGTCACTCTGCTCCCGCCCTGGCTGGTGGTGAAACAGGGAGCAGTCCTGACAGGTCCGCACCATGGCATCTGGCTCCAGGCGTGGCAGGTGCGGCAAGACGTTGGCGTAGCGCAGGCCTAGGCGGATCTGGCGCGTCATTTCACGGGTCAGGCCCACCTGCTTGGCCAGGGTTGCGCTGGTGATCTCAACAGGTGCTGTGAGCACCGCCAAGGCGATGGCTTCTCGTTCTTCGCGGGTCTTCACAGCTCCACCCCCGCGCAAAGGAACTCCAGGGCGTCCTGAAGGCTCAGAGGATGGCCGGCGAGCTCTTCAATCACCACCAGCTCAGCGGCCAGGTGGATCACGATCGCCTTGGCCGTGTGGCTCATCCAGGTGGCGCTGGAGTCCGCTTCCATGATCGCTTCGGTCATGGCGCTGACCGTGCGATCGATCAGTGTGTCCTGCGTGGTGTCGGTGTTCATGGCTTCGGGGATTTGATGGTCCAGAAGGGTTCACCGACCTTTGCGGTGGCGCTGCCGTCGGCTTCCGCAGCCTTCTTGGCTGCTTTGACCTGAGCCTCCAGGCCCATGACGCCAGCGGGGTAGGTCCAGCTCTTCCGGCCGGCTGACCAGGAGAAGGCCCAGTCGTGGTGGGAGAAGCCGCCGGGGTCAAGCTCGCCGGCATCGACCAGCTGCGTCAGCCGATCCAGCAATGCTTCGTCGCTGGCCTTCAGGCGAGCCATGGCGGTGCGCACCTCGGTGATGCGGTCGAGCACCTGATCGGCATTCATGGCGTCGAGATCAACATCGACAGTCTGAACAAGATCAACCATGGCTGATCACCACGGCGAAGAAGGCGCAGAAGGCGAGCCAGAGCGCGATGTCGCCAATGCGCTGGCCTGGACTGAGGCGCGGGGTTTGCATGGGGGTGTGGGTGGTGTGGTGGGGCTCAGAACTCTGAACCTGCGGCGACCTTAGCGGCTGGGTATGGCGGCCAAGGTGGCCGCCGTTACGAATCGCAAGCCTGAGTTAGGCGGCTTCGGCGTTGCCCTGGTCGTGATCCCGAGCCAGGTCGGTGGCAGCTTGGGTCAGATGCCAGCCCGTGCCGCGCTTGGTGAGCATCCCGGCCTGGCGCAGCTTGGTGATCTGATTGGCGATGGTGTCCGGCGACCAGAAGGCACTCAGCTCCCGTCGCACGTCCATGCCGCGTGCAGGCCCGCCAGTGGCCCGCAGTCGGCGCACGGTGAGCACAACGGCTCGGCCGGATGGCGGCACGTCGTACAGGGAGCGAATGCGGTGCCCAGGCGATCCTGGAAGCGCGGCCGCGCTCCGGGATGCAGGGTTGGCGCGAATGAGATCGATCGCCCGACTGCCGCCCGCCTCGGCATCGCACAACAGGTGCTGAGCGGCGCGCAGCCTGACGGGCTGGGCAAACCACTCATCCAGCTCCATGGAGCGCCACTGGTCGCCCTGAATCGCGGAAACCGGCTGCCCCTGCTCCAACTGCTCAAGGAACCACCCATCCATCCAGACCGCGAACTGCGGGGATAGCCAGCGGGCCAGGTCCACGGCAAGGCGGGGATGCACCCAGGTGCCGCGGAGATGGTTAGGCCCGGTGGTGGTGGTGATCACCAGCTGATCGGCGGGGATGCCAAGGGAAGCGGCCAGGGCCTGGAGGTAGGCGGCCGTGCGGTCAAGACGCTGGTAGTCGGCATAGAGCTTGCCGTTGGCCTGGCACATGGCCGTGGCATCGGCATAGCCGTCGCCATCGCGGCGGCTGATGGGTGCGTCGTTCCACGTGCGGACGACGAGGCCTGAAGCGTTCATGTTGTTTCTGATCACGGAACAGCCCGACACCTCTGCCGGACTCTTGCAGCATAAGCACGGCAGACCGCAGCGCGTCAAGAGCAAGGGGTCTATGGGAAATCCCATAGACCCCTTGCTTGGAATGAAACCGGGCCTTCGGTACGGTTTCAGGTGCCTGCCGTGTCAACAGGCGCCACCGCGTCCGTCCTTGCGGATGGGACCGACCCGGCGGGGCAAGGCTACCCCGGCCCCGTTGCTGCGACCTTAGCCGCTCAGACAGTTGAACCGCTAAGGCTTCATCAGATGAAACCAGGCTCAGAAGCCTGAGCCTTGAAGGACGCCCAGGCACCAGCCCACGCCATCCGGCACTCAGCGACGCTGTAGAGCGGCGAGAAGGTCGTGGAGCCAGGGCGACACCAGATGGTCTGTCCCGCGTCGTAGTGGTTGCCCCAGGTGGCCTCCAGGGCCATGTAGCCCCCGAGCTGCGCGGCGGTGCTGTAGGTCGATCCGTTCTCGCCCAGCGACTTCAGGTCGGCCAGGATGCGCCGGCCGTCTTCGTCGAGGTACGCCACGTCGAACGTGCCGGCGACCTTGCGGGCCAGGCAGCAGGTGGGGCGCTCGCTGGCCAGGATCTGCAGCTGGCTCCAGCGGTCGTGCTCCAGCAGCGGCTGGATCCAGTCGCTGTAGTCCCCGATCGCCAGGGCCCCGAGCTCGGCGATGTCGTGGCGCACCTGCTCGATCGTGCGCGGGGCACCCTTGGTGGTCAGCATCATCAGCTCCAGCGCCCGATGGCAGCTGTTACCCCTGGG